AACCTGCGGACGACCGAAGACCTGTTCACTGATGCACTCAATGCCATCGCAAAAGTTCCGAACGAATTAGAACGCAACGCACTAGCGTTCAAGTTGTTCGATTCCGAAGGCGTCGGCATCGTCAACATGGCAGAGAACTTTGACAAACTTCGCAAAGAAGCGCAGCGTCTCGGTCTTGTTCTCGACGACGAAGTGATCGAGCGCGCCGATGAGCTTCAAGATTCATTCGATGCGCTTGCCGCCGTAACAAAGGGCCAGTTATCCGGTGCGCTGACTGACCTGGGCGGTGGCGCATTGCTGTTAGTTGCTGAGTCGATGGCAGAACTTGCGACATGGGCCAACAAGGTTTATCGAACATTTGCAGACACAGAAAATCTGGGTCTGTCAAACTTGTATCTTCGACAAATAGAAGCCACCGAAGAACTAACAGCAGCACAAGAAGAACTTAGCAACAGAAATGCAGAACTAGACCAGACTCGAAACGCTCTTGCACCTTCAGGACAATCTGCACAGATTTCACTAGTCGAAAAGCAAACAGAAGAAGTTGAAAAGCTGAGAAGAGAGCTTGCACTTCTTCAAAATCAAATTGAACTAACAGAAAAGAAGCGACGCGACGCGAAAAGAAAAGCCGGCGATGTGGGTTCTAGCGGAAGCGATATGACTGAAGCAGATCGCATGTCGGCGATGGAGAAGCGTTCCGCTTTAGCAAAGCGCACGCACGACGAATATCTGGAACAGACTGGACAGCAGATTCTTGCGATCCAAAATCAGCTTGCTGAAGACCTTGCTGCATTGACGACTAACATAGAAGCGGAAGAAGACTTCACCGAAGCCAAGAAAGAACTTCGGGCGAACGCCGCAGCAGCGATCAAGAAGATCGAAGAAGACCGAGCCCAAGAAGCGCTTGATCTTGCAAAAGATGCCGCCGCAAAGATCAAAAAGATCGAAGACGATAAGGCAGCAAAGATTCTTGAAGGAGTCGAAAGCCGTCGCGATCTTGAGAAGCGAGCGCACGACGAATATCTGCAAGCAAGCGGCCAGCAAGTTCTTGCGATTCAAGAAAAGCTGCAAGCCGACATCGCTGCGTTGTCGCAGAACCTTGAAGCGCACGAAGACTATGCCGACGCAATCGTCAAACTTGAGCAGACTGCGGCGCTGAATATCAAAGACATTCGCGACAAAGAAGCGAAAGATCTTCAAGACAGTCTCGCCGAGCAGAACAAAGTCTACGAAGGCTTGTTCGACTTCATGGAACGCGGCTTCTCTGATGCAATGGCGACGATGCTGCTCGATGGCGAGCTGACCTTCAAGTCGTTGGCGCAATCGTTCCTTCGCGAGTTCGTGCAGATGGGTATAGGCAAGCTTGTCGCTCAAGGCGTCGGCGCGCTTGGCAGTTTGTTTGGTGGAATCAATCCTGCAACGGGCGGCGCAAACCTGTCGCCGGGTCAAACATACGGACCAGTATTTACTGGACCCGGAGCAGCTAACGGCGGGCACATCGGCGGTCCAACGCTCGTCGGCGAACGCGGACCCGAACTGTTCATTCCAAGCACGTCCGGCTTCGTCGCCAACAACAACGCACTGCGGCAAATGGGCGGCGGCGCAGTGAGCCCGATCAATGTCACGGTCGTGAATAACACGGGCCAAGAATCAAGCACTTCGCAAAAGGATGGACCTGGCGGTGGTCGCGACATTGAAGTGATGATCGGCAAGGCAGTCACGAAGAACATCGCACGCGGTGGCGACGTGGATCAGGCGATCCGCTCAAGCTATGGCGTCAGCCGAATTGGAAGGCACGGACTCTGATGCCTGTTTGGCCAGCAACGCTACCGACTGACGCGCAATATGGCTGGAGCGAAACGCCAGGCGATTCGCTTGTGCGAACGCAAACCGATGCCGGTCCTGCGAAGCTGCGCCGACGCTTCACGTCAACGCCGTCAGCGTTCTCGTTTCAGTTTGTAATGACGAAGGCGCAGGCAACCCGGCTGATTCAGTTCTACGAGAACGCCAGCGATGCGGCGATTGCAGGCACTAACGGCGGCGCGCTGTCTATCACTGGCTTGCCGCACCCGCGTGACAATAGCGCCGTGACGTTCCGCTTCCTTGCGCCGCCTGTGCTGACGCAAACCGCATACGACGTGTTCCGCGCATCGCTGCGTCTGGAGCTTCTGCCTTGAGCCGTTCCGTATCGTCAGCCGCGCGGAGTGCGATGTACGCACAGGAGACTGAAGAAGTCTTTGTGCTGCTGCTCGAAGTATCGACGGCAGGCGAACCGATTCGCGTTGCGCTCGACAGCCAGAACTTAGATACGAAGTTGACCGTGGACGGCACCGACACGCACGACCCGGCTGTGACGTTTGCCGGTGGCTACTTCGGCATCGAGCTGCCCGAAGAAGCTGGCGAGAACATCAGCACTGTGCGCGTGACAATCGACAACGTAGACCGCGCGATTGTTGCCGCGATTCGATCAGCCAACACGCCGCCAGAATGTCAGATGTGGGTCGTGCTTCGCTCGTCGCCTGATCTCGTTGAAGCGGGTCCGTACTTCCTGACGCTGGAGTCGGCGTCGTATGATGCAATGACCGTCAGCGGCGAGATGGCTTTTGAAGATGTGACGAATCGACGCTATCCCGCGCATAGTTACACACCCAGCAACACGCCGGGGTTGTTCTGATGTCGTGGACGAACGAATACATCGGCATCCCGTACAAACTCCACGGGCGCGAACGCGATGCGCTCGACTGCTGGGGCATGGTGCGTCTCGTCTATGCCGATCGGCTCGGCGTCGAGCTGCCATCACTTGCCGAGCAGTACAACAACCCGGTCGATGCCGAAGGCTTCACGCAGGCGCACGCGCTCGCTTCGCCGGAATGGGAAGAAGTCGAGACGCCGCAAGAACTCGACGTGTTCTGGTGCCGCATTGCAGGCATGGAATGTCACACCGGCATCGCGCTCGGTGACGGCAAGATGCTGCACGCGATGCAGGGCAATGATTCGCACATCATCAACCTGCAATCGCCAGCGTGGCAGCGGAGGGTGCAGACGTGTTACCGGCTGAAGTAAACGTCGCGACAGCGCGCAACCCGTTCGCAGGCACGCGCATCGACAGCACCGCACCAGTCGGCATGACGCTGCGCGAGATGGTCGCCGCTCAAAGCTTGCGACAAAGCGCCGCCTATGGTGTTCAGGTTGTGCTGAACGGCGAGATCGTTCCCGATCGGATGCTCGATCACATCAAGCCAAAGGCAGGCACACAGGTCATCGTGCGCGTCGTGCCGCACGGCGGTGATGCGGGCAAGGCTGTGCTTTCGATTGTCATCAGCGTTCTTGTGATCGCGGCGGCAGTATTCACGGGCGGCGCATCGCTTGGCGTATTGTTTTCCGGCGGTGCGTTTGGAACAGTCGGCGGAGTAACAACGAGCGCAGGTCTGGCACTCGCAGGCGCGGCAGGCATCATCGGTGGCTTGTCGGGTGTGGTCACAGGCATTCAATCGCTGGCAGCGCCACCGCCTGACGTTTTTGTGGGCTCGATTCCAGAGACGCAAGACAGCGCGGCGCTTCAAGGCACGAAGAACTCGGTTCGTTTGTATAAGCCACTCCGCACCGTTCTGGGCAAGTACCGCGTTTATCCTGATCTGATCGGCAAGCCGTTCATCGAGCAAGTCGGCAAGGACAGCGTGCTGCGCTTGCTCATGTGTTTCGGCTATGGGCCGCTCGACATCACTGACATCAAGATCGGCGAAGTGCCAATTGGAGACATACCAGGCATCCGGCATAACGTGCTGCAAGGCTGGAACGACGACGGCGCGCTCACGATCTTCCGCGACGAAGTAGACCAAGACAGCAGCTTTCAGCCGAGCTTGCCCGAAGAAGATCCAGAAGTTGCCATTCTGACTTCGCAGCTCGGTCCTGAAGAGCTGTCGATTGATCTGCAATTCCCAGGCGGTCTGATCGCATTCAGCGATACAACTGGCAAGCCAGCCGAAGTCACGGTGAGATTCACCGTCGAAGAACAAGAGATCGGCACAAGTTCGTGGGCGTACATCGGCACGCCGACGATGGGGCTCGGCGAAGACACGAGCATCACGCAGGTGTCGGCAGGCACGTTTGAAATCCGAATGCGCGAACGCGGTCTGGTCACTCGCGGCTTGCGGTGGACTGTGCCCGCTGGCAGCACAACCGACGTGGCGCATCAAGTGCGCGTTACCCGCATTTCGACGACGACCGCAGGTGACAAGTCTGTCGCGGATGCACGCATCACCGTCATTCGCACGATTCGCCCGCACACAAAGACAACGATTCCGAACCTTGCGAAGATCGAGCTGGAGATCAATGCGAACGACACAGGGCTTGTCTGGTGTCGTCGATAATCTGTCAGCGATCTGCACCAGCATCGCACCCGTCTTCGATACAGGCACTCAAACGTGGGGACCGGCAACTGCGAACGCGAGCGCGTACAACGTCACGATGTTCCCGACGCGCAACGCCGCTTGGCTGTTTGCCCAGGTGCTTCGTGGTCCGGCCAGTTCCAGACCCATTGCAGACTCGCGCATTGATGGCCCCGGCATTGCAGCTTGGGCGGGCAACCTAACGGGCACCGGATCGCAGCCGATCAGCGGCGACTCTACGCTGCCGCGCAACATCGACGCTGTTGTAGACTTCACGACAACAGCGCGAAAACTGCTGGCCGACATCGCAGGCGGTGGCCGCGCTGCGCTGAACATCGTTGACGGCAAGTATTCAGTCGTGCAAGACGTGCCGCGCACTGCGATCACGCAGCACTTCTCGCCGCGCAACTCGTCAGGTTTCGGCGGTGCCAAGGCATTCAAGCGATCACCGCACGCGCTGCGTGTTGCCTTTGTAAACCCGGACAAGGGATATCAAAAAGACGAACGCATCGTCTATGACGATGGCTACAACGAAGACGGCAGCGACGGGCTGACCGAAGCAACCGAGTTCATGGACTTGTCGTTGTGGGGCGTTGCCGATGCTGACCAAGCATGGCGTGACGCCCGCTATCACATCGCAAGCCATCGGCTGCGGCCGGAAGTTTTCACGATTCAAGCCGATGTCGAACACATCGTCTGCAATCGCGGCGACCTGATTCGCGTGTCGCACGACGTGATCGGCGTCGGCTATGGCGGCGCACGCATCAAGGCAGTCACCAACGCAGGCGGAGCATTCGTCTCGGCCACGATGGATGAAGAATTCTATTTTGATTCATCGCAAAGCTACGCCGCACGGCTTCGCGCAGACGATGGATCTGACCTGCTGGTGAACGTCGTCAATCAAGGCAGCACAAGCAATCAACTCGTGGCCGAATCGGCGACATCTTACGGTGCAAGCGCAGCTCCAGCAGTCGGTGACCATCTGCTCTTCGGAGAACGCAACACAGAATCGTTGCTGTGCATCGTGCAGCGCGTGTCTCCGCGCAACGATCTAACCGCCGTGCTTGAGCTGATCGAGTACAACGCTGCTGTGTACGAACACGGCACAGTTCCGCAACACCCGTCAATCATCACGCTTCAGAACTCGCCGAACCTGCTTGAGCCGGTCACGCCCGAGATTGTCGGCGAACCGATTAGCGACGAGACGGCTGCGTCGTATACGAACTCGGGATCACCCGAGCCGCAGATCTTGGTCAATGTCGTCACGCCGCAGAATGCAGAAGGCACCTTCGCGCCGACGACGCACTTCCACGCGCAGTTCCGCCTAAAGATTGACGGCGCGGCTGCAAGCGGCTTCCTGAACTTGCCGCGCATCGAAGCTGAAGGCGACACCCGCATCATCGTGCGACCCGTAGACGAAGGCTCAGTTTACGACATCCGCGTGCGTGCGATCTCGGACCCGGCAGCATCCGCATCTGATTGGGTCTACGTCAACGATCACACTGCCGGCGGCCTACCCACGCCTCCACCGGCACCGACTCAGCCGCGCCG